TTTCTCACAGAGCCAAGTCCTCTAGAAGAAATACCGATACCACAAGCTGATTCGGCTAATGCCTTCAGGGTCCTACCCGAAGGTGTTGGGAGTACTTCTAGTTTTCCCATTACGCTGTTGCCTTCCCACCAGACCTCTGTGATTAAATGTGAAGTATTCTTCAGTTCAACCACAGAGGATTCTGGATGGTCTAACTCACCAAGCGCACGACGCGTTTGAATGAGCTTCTGATAGTTTTTCATTTCTCTCTCAAGAACATTTTTTGGATAAATTCTTCCATTTCCGTTCGGTTCTTCAGCAACCTGAATCTTCCCGGTCATGTAAAAGACTTTACCTTCCGCCATTCTCTTTTTCTCACTCTCCGTAAGATAGTCGGGACAAACTCCACCATCACAAAGAGCAAAATATTCTGTTAATATTTGTTTAGACATAATGAAAAACTCCTCTTGCGGGCGCTACCCGCCCGAGTTACGACCCGGAACAGCAGCGTGCGACAGGTCGTAGGAACCAACTACGACTTACGGTGTTGCACTGTAGTAACATATCTCACCCCCTTATCTTGGATTAGCATGCTCAACATGAATGAAGTCCCTGAAGCTACACAGCCGCAAATTAAAAAATTCGCTAACGTGTAGTCAAAAGTAAATAGTTCTGTCCACTTGTTAATGGCAAATAAAAACCACCCAACATGGAATCCCATGCATAAAGCACAGTGAAACAACTTACCTGTTCCCCAAAGCCAGTCTGGCCGGGGCCTAATTTTACTAAATATACTGGCATAGACGATCAAAAACGTCATGCCATACGACGCTAGGATAAACCAAAGTAAATCCACTACTCCTCCTCTTTCTGTTCTAAAATGTAACTCATCCAATACGGGCTTCTGTAATAGCCTGGTACTATGCTGCCCTTGGATTTATCATGCGGGACATCACCCAGTTCTGTGGCCTCTTCATCGTCAGGCTCTAAGAATCTGTCCTGCATAAGATCTTCATGTTCCTCTCCATATTCAAAATACGGACGTTCTTCTTCTAACCACTTAGAGATACTTAGCATTATAATCTTTATCGGAGCTTCCACGTCCGAGTCCGGGATGGCCACTTCAAAGGAGTTTAATGTGCCGCCGCCCTGTACATTCTCCGGGTTTATTATCCCTCTAGACGCCAGATATTTAAACATACGATCGGCTGCGCCATATGAAATATCTCCAGTTACGTTATCCTTCTTAAATGTAACTATCTTTTTCTGCTCTGGCATAAGAACAATATCGATATCTGCGTGGTCAAAGATTATAATATTCCCGTCAAGGGTCTTCTTCGCCTTTAGTTTAAAGGAAGCTAGAACCTCGTTCTCATCAACTATTTTAAGAAGGACTTTCCTCTCTGACGGAGAAAACCTAATTCTTACATCAGGCATCTTAGATTTCCGCCAACGCTTGTATCTTTAAAATCTTTTTAATCATATCATCGTTGATTTGTTGGGTTTTGAAGCTCTTAAGCACGCTGAGCACTTCTCTATTTTTATCGGACAGGGACTCATCTAGAAGAACCTCTTTCCTTCCTTGCAGTCCCTTCACTACGTCTTTAAGCCGTTGTATCTCTTCGTTTATATAAATCTTGAATTCCGTGGAGGTCTCTGAGGAGAGGACAACGTACTTGGATAACAAAACTTTTTGGTTCTCATTTAAAGAATCGCCATACTTTTCATTAAATTTCTGTACAAACATTTTATAAGTAATGTTATCTATTGGCTTCATAGAGTATCTAGCTTTATGGCTTGCCACCATTTGATCAACTATCTTCTGTTCTAACATAATTCTCTTGTTAATCGGGGTTTTGCCATTGAACATCTGTGATATCGTAGCTAACGTCTTGTAGTTCGATATAAAATTATTAAAAACATCCTTCGAAAGCCCTTTGTTTATCTTTTTAATAACTTGTGTTTGTTCATCGTACAGTTCTTCTTGGCCCAACGAATGATAAACTCTTTTAACTTCAGAAAGGATCTTTTCAGCAGTGTCCTTGCTAACCTTTTGAGTGTCACAAATAGTCTTGTATAGGTTGAGTTCCTTGGAAAGGAGAGCCCCAGAGTTAAAATGTTCTTTTAGAATAGACGAAACAATAGACTTAGAATCTTTGTCAGAGCGTAAAGCAGCCTTTGTTAGCTCTTTGATCAAAGCTTCATATAAAAAGGCAGTATTCCGTTTCTTATTGTGTTTCATCTATTTTATGCTCCATCTTATCTAGATCTTCAATTAATCTCTGGGTTTCGTGGCTAATTGATAGAATCTTTTGCTCTTGAAGAATTTGATCCTTGTCATAATTAGAAAGGTCCTCGGCATAAATACCTTTACCAAACGTAGATATTTCAGAATATCCAGGGTATAGTGATCGGGTAGTCTTGCCAGTAGTGGTTTCTGGGGTGGCCATCCTTCTATACGATTTGATACGTGGAGCAGTAGTACTCCTCCTATCTTTCTTTCTTTTATCTGGGTTAGTCCACTTAAAATCTCTGTCTCTCTTACCTGGCGTAGCTAATAAAGGGCTCGCTTCTTCTGGTGGGGCTTCCGGCGCGGCACCAGGGGCTTCCTCTCCAGGCATGCCTAAGTCCTCCCCAGGAAGGGGTGGCATAGCCTCATCGGCCCCCGGCAGGCCCTCGCCGCCCTCGAATCCACCTGGCATCTCTGGTAACCCAGCCATCCCACCAGCCATAGCAGCAGCAGCTTCACCTGCCACTTCACCAACAGCATTTAGCTCAGCCTCAAACTTACGATCATGGTACATTTCTCTCTTATTGCGGATGAAGGCTTCTTCCGACATCCCAAAAATATTATCTGCGATCCACCGCTTACTAAAGAACCCGTCTGTCGCGGCAGTTGCAATGGTAAACTTTTGATTCCAATGCTCAAGCTCTTGTATCTCCGCTATTTTAGAGGGGTTATTTAAAGCAAGTGTAAAATTGATTAAGTCATCCCCTCGGAATCCTAGTGTATGAAGATGAATAATACCGATCTTTTCTAATTCAGATATAAGCGATCTCTGTAACCTCTGAACTGTTCTGGCAAACCTAATGTCCTTTTGAGCTAAAGTGGTTTTATCTTCAGAACCCTCCTCCCCTTGTGTCAGATAAGAGGCTGGAACCTTAAGAGCAGAAAACAATTTATCTCTTAGATATTTAACATCATCGATATCATGGCTACGGTCCTGTCCTCCGACTTCTTGAATGTCTGCGAACTTTGTTCCTCCACGAACAGGAACATAGTAGTCCTCTTCAATGCTCATGGGGTTATATCGCAAATCTATTCTACCAGTAGTCTTATCAACAACTGAATTCCTTTTCATAGAAGTCATAACTCTTTGCATATACTGTTCGACATCCTGTGGCGGAATATTCCCGACATCAATGTAAAAAGCTTTTCTCGCAGGAGCCCTTACAATACGGTATGCCATCATAGCATCTTCCATAAGTGTCAACTGGCGCCATATTCTTCTGGCAGGCTCAAGCACGGAAGTACCATAAGGATGATATTTGTCATTACCTAAGACTCTAAAATGTGCAATCTGCCAGTTCTCAAAAGTCATCCCAGCCGAATTCCACTGGAACTGGACATAGTTTGGGTTTGTCTTGTCCTCTCCCTCCAGCCTTTCCATTTCATTGGGCGGAAGACCAATTGCGTGACGGACACCATAAGTCTCATCAACGTCTAAGTACAAGAAAAAATCTCCATACTTGCACATTGTTCTGGCCCAACCAAACAAATTAAACCTAACATTTAAAATGTCATTATACAGAGCATTCAAGATAGCTTTTATCTCTTCGTTGGGACACTTAATTTGTAGCATTTCTGCTAAAACAGAAGAGGTTGTCATTTCATCAGCGTAAATATCAAGAGCGCTAGCTACCTCTGGTGTAAACTCCATTTGATCAGAATCGACGTATCTTTCAGTACGGTTCTGATTGGCCATATAATTCGAGTTCATGGACTCGAATGGGTTATAATGCGCCCTCTTAAACTCCTGGCCGCTCGCAGATTTGAACATGTGTCCATACTTGTCGAGCTGCTGTTTTCTTATTCTCCTGCCTGTCTGGGTTCTTCTACTTACAATTGGACCAGAAAAAAGTTTAGTTAGTCTCTTGTATAACTCAGATGTAGGATTTCTAGGATTCTTCCCATCTTTACCAGCCATTCATTACCCCTTCATTAACCACATATATTGTTCTCTTTCTTCTAACGCATTACTTAAACTATTATCTAACCCACTATGCCCTACCATGCCAGGAATTGTTGTATTAAATTGTTTGTTTGTTGATGCTATAGAATTGAAAAAAGCCTCCGTATATTCCTGATCTCTTTTGTTTGCTGTAAGAGCGGTGTCTCTAACCCAACACCCAATTGCCAAAGACATCATAAGATCATCGTTGTAACCTCTCATGGCTTGTGGTTTCCCATTATTCCAAATAAAAGTATCCATCTCCTGACATAAGCGACTGGAATGTATAATAACTAGTTTATTTCTTATAAACTCTTCCATTTTCGCGACAATGAGCGGTCTCGTTTTAGTGGTCGTCGAAAAGCCGGGGACCGAACTAGAATTTGTATAAGCGACTTCCGATTCGATGAATTCGTGAGTACCCTTAACGGAATAATATATGTTAGGATAATTAAGAAGTTCTAGCTTTTCCAACACAGAGATGCCTATACCAATATTTTCAACAACCAAAAGAGCATTACCGTATTCTTTACCGACTTGATTAAGTATATTCGAGTACATATCTAAAGATGGTTTGCCCTGGTACTCTGCGACCTGTTCCATATCTGAAATTCTGAACACATGGAAGGCAGAACTATCTTTCCCATCACCTCGGGCCACATCCGCAATAAGTAAATACTTTTCTTCCGGTTGATAGCCGGCCCATATCCAATAATTTCTGTCAAAACCTGTTCTGTACTTAGGCTCAAGCATAAGAGATTTAATATAATTTATATCCTCAGGGTTCACAACCGTTTCGCCAGAAGTGTTGAAGTTACATTCCAGCTCCTGTGCAATTTGACGTTTAGACATATTTCTTGTTTCTTTGTCAAACCATTCTTGGTCTCTCTCCGGGTGT